GCAAGATGAGGTATGGGAAACTATCTATGCCGTTGCTAAACAAATAGCCTCGCGTTCAGGTCGCATCCATCGTGGCTTGGTAACTACTGATGACATGTACCAACACCTATCTTTGTGGGCGCTGGAACATTGGCACAAGATAGAGCAATGGCAAGCAGAAGATAGTCTTAAGTACAAGTTGCGTAAGACTTTCTTTAATGAAGCGCAGAAGTATGTGGCTAAAGAAAGACAGCGCTACTCGCGCTCGCCTATGTCAGATACTTTCTACTATTCACATGAGGTACTACATGAACTATTGCGTGATGTGTGGACACATGAAGGATGGTCAGATACTCCTGACTTAAGTAATGAATTTGTTTCTAAGTCCAGTAAACCATCAGAGGGTGGCAATCGCATGGCGTTGCTATCAGATGTTATGGCTGGGTTAGATAAACTATCAGAGGCAGATAGAGATTTACTTAAGATGCGCTATCACGAAGGTGGCATGGAGTTAGGTGCCATGGCTGTGTCTTATGACATAACCGAAGAAGCAATGCGTAAGAGAGTCAAGCGTGCGCTGACTAAGTTACAAGACAGACTCGGTGGTGAGCAGCCAACATGGTATGAGCGCAGGCGTAACCGCACTAACGCACAAGCAAGAGATGAGGTAAGCGAACAATGATAGAAAGTTTTTTAATTGGTTTAATGATAGGTGTCTTAATGGGTAGAGCCTTTGAAATGTGGGTGGATTGGAAGTATAAGAAATGATTATCGGATTAAGTGGATACGCACAATCAGGCAAGGACAGCACGGCTGAATTGTTATGTCTTAATTACAAATATAAACGACAAGCCTTTGCTGACCCGATGCGCCATGCGTTAATGATTATCAACCCTAAGTTAGATAGCATCACTCGTTTGTCTGAGTATGTGGATGACTATGGCTGGGATATGGCAAAGAAGAATCCAGAAGTTCGCCGTCTATTACAGGTACTCGGTACAGATTTTGGTCGCAAGATGTTGGGCGAAGATGTCTGGGTCAAGATGATAATGGATAAATTAAACTACGAAGATAGAGTTGTTATCTCTGATGTGCGCTTTCCTAATGAGGCAGAAGCAATCAGGAAACTTGGTGGTTCTGTATGGCGTATCAATCGCCGTAACCATAGCGCTGTCAATGGTCACCCGTCTGAGCATGCCATGGATAACTATATGTTTAATCATGTTATCTATAATGATGGAACTCTTGATGACTTAAGCGATGAAGTCTTTATGCTTGCGATGGAACTAGGTTTAGAAAAGTAACCTGACTTAATACATAGAGAAACCCAGCAAGACAGGAGAGAATTGCTGGGTTTTTCTACGCACACCAACCTTTATGTTTCGCGTTCATAAGGGCTGGTGTACCAGATAATTCTATTATCCATGCTTAGGTTCTGTCAAACCCCAGCCTATGCGCTTTCGTATCTTGTGTCGCATAGGTGGCGTGGTGCCACCCCATACTCCGTATCTTTCATGGGCTAGTCCCCACTCAAGGCAAGCCAGCATGATTGGACACTCGGAACACATGCGTTCAAACATGCGCTCCTCGTCACGAGTGAACAACTCCTGCTGTGGGTAGAACACCTCGGTATCTATGCCTCGGCACACTGCCTTGTCCCACATGCGAGCGTTAAACTTAAGCACGAAACTTGTTAGCCCTTTGTTGTAGCGGTTCTTGCTACCAGTTTCGCTGATAATTGTATGGAACTCTGGTCTGTTATCTTTCATGTCTTAATACCAACCCTTCGCTAGGTGATGTGCGTATGCCTTACAGATGTTGTCGCCAGTCTTGCCGTATCTGTGTTCGAGATAGACAAGCCCCGCATCAATTTGTTTATAGCCGTCCCATGTTGGCTTAAGACCGATGTTCTTCCATGTACCGCTGAGTAACTGAGGAATACCCATGGCACTAGAGGTTTTGTTCTTAGCCTTTGGTCGCCAGTTTGACTCGCGTTTCCAGAGTTCGTAGAGGCAGGGGTACTGCTCAAGTTTGTCTTGCTTGGTGAGTTTGTCAATGGCATAGCGTTGGTAATCGTTCTCGTAGTAGGCAATCAACCTACCCTTTGGCTGATGTATTAAGACAGTAGGCTGTGTAACTACCAGCGCTACGGCTAAACCTATTGCCGTAACAATCCAGATTCGTGCGTGTGGGTGGATACTTTTCATTGCTGTAACTCCTGCTCTCGTATGCCATCAAGGTATGTATCAATGGCTCTGTCGGCTTGCTCTTTATGTTTTAATACACAAGGGTTACACATCTCAAGTATGTAGTTCATAACTCTTGGGTTCTCTACTGTGGTGTCGCACCTCACGCACGCCATTAAGACTGTCATAGCGATACCTTTGCGTGTGGTTCTGTGCTATCTAACTTAAGACAGAAATCTTCTATCTCCCAAACCCAGTCAGGTGATGTAATAAATCTACCTTCTTTGTCCAGCCATGTAGTTTCAAAGCCATCAACATCGTCCCAATGTAAGATAACTCTCATCTCTACACCATCAATGGTGATGTCAAAGTCCTTGTCGTAGGCTGTGACTGACTTGCTCATAGCCCCAGTCTTAATCTCGTGTGTCATTTTATTCCTCCCGTCTTGTTAAGCCATGCGTTCACCGCTGACCAATAGTTGCCGTCTTTGTTTGCCTTTGCTTCTGCCTTCTCGCGTGCTGATGTTTCATCTGTTGCTGTTATGCGTATCAATCGTTCTGCTGATAGTGCTACTAGATACTCTGGCATTTACTTTTCTCCTGTCGTTAGTTTGTTTTCGTACTGCTCTAGTATGCCTTGCCAATAGTCGAAATCCTCATTGTTTGTGGTGGCATTTCGCTGTGACCTTGCTCTCTTTATTAGGCTGTGTAGTGTCTTAAGTTCTTTACTGTTCATCAGGTAACACCCGCCCTTTAAACTCTGATGTAATTACCTTGACCTCATCACCTAAGTAGTGAGTCCAGTCCCATGCGCGAGGGTCGCCATCGTATGTGTCAATCTCTAGTATGACTAACCATTTATCTTTCATGTCTTAATACCTAACCGTAAATCACTTCGCCAAGTACGGCTACCTGTAGTACGGCATCACCGCAGACGGCATCGTAATCATCGAAGTCGTACAAGTCCATGTACACCTGCTCGTTGGCTATCGGCAAGGCTTTAAGTAACTCCTCAATACCGACAATCTTTTCTGTCTTAAGTAAAGTCATCTCGTCAATGGCAACGAGGCGCACCTTGCCAATCTTGTCCCAGTCGGTGTCATCAAGGAACTCAACCTCATGCCAGTGAGTACCAAAAGAATCAAAGGCTGAGCCAAAGACAGCGTCCCATAATTCTTGTTTGTTAATCTCAATCTGTACGGTGGCTGTTGTTTCTGTCTTAAAAACTGATGAGATAAGCCGTGTCCCGTTTACATAATTAAATGTGGCTGGGTCTATCTCGCTGTCAACCTCTGTCACTACTGTCCATGTGGTCATGCGACTAACTCCTCATCTGATTCTTGGTAAGTAACTTTGCTTGAGTCAAACTCTGGCTCGCCTATTACTGACTTACAATCTTTGAAATCAGGGAACTCGTAGTTCAATAACACTTCTCGAATATCATCTGTCTTAATAACGAAAGTGTGTTCAAAGGTTACTTCGTATGTCTTAGTCATTTTATTCCCACCCTTCTGACACTTTGTGCCAAGGCTTGTAGTTAATCATGGTGTTAAGGTCTGAATAAACTTCTTTCCAAAGTTCTTTGGCTGATGGTATGTCGCACATTGAAAGCCCACTTCTGGCACCGTCAAAGTCCTCAAGTTGGTAGCCCTTCGGAACTGAAAGGCTGTATTCGTAGCCAAAGTTATTGCTAATATAAATCTCAATGCTGTGTTGCTCGGCTAGTGCCAAGCACTTTGCTTTTGTAGTCATGTTATTCTCCTGTCTTGTAGTTGTTGGTGTAACTTTATTTGTTGGGGTTATCTCGTGTCAATAGATTTTGATGTGATGTTGGTCACATTTGTGTCTTAATACAGTCAGGGTATGGATACTCGTGCGGTTCTGTGTCCTCACACATACACCAGCCAAAGCGCTCAACCTGTGTTTCATGGGTAAGTTCTGCTAACTCACTCCATGAAATTGAATCTTGTTCGGTCATCTCTTTGACTCCTTTCCATGGTGGCATTGGTTTAGTGGTCGCAAACAATCTCCGCAGATTGGTTCTGTCCATAAGCAATCTCTAAAACAATCTTCGCAGGTGCCGTTATCTCTGGTGTAATCGTCTATGTTTTGGCACTCGTGTTGGTCGCAATCGCAACCAGTTTTGTTCTGTCTTAAGTCATTAGCAGTCATTTGATTTCCTCAACAATCACATCATCGTAACCAAGTGTTATGTAATCAAATGCGAGGCTATCCGCTTTGCCTTTGGTCAGGTAACAGTCATTGACCTCAACTCCGCCAACCCATACAGTCCAATTACTCATTTTAATTCTCCTGTCTTAAGCAACAATTCGTTATCGTAATCAAGTAACACTTCGTTACAATCCTCACACTCAACGGCTACCGCTGCGACATCGCCTTCGTTATCTGTATAACGGGCTAGAACTAGCATGTGTCCGTAATGCTGTAATAAATCGTCAAAGTTCTGGGCACTCATGGCATTGGGTACCCGTCTGGGCAACCGACTTGCTCAACCAAACATGATTCAGGTATATCCCAAATGCCTTGGTCAATGGTGACCTTAAACAATCCGATAAGTATTAAGACATAAATAATAATTGCTCTGACTTGCTTGCCTTTGCGTGTAAGTTTCATGTCTTAAGCCACATCTTTCTCACGCTTTAGCGTGATTGGTAGGTGTTCGTCAAAGTCTGAGAAATAAACCCAGCCCTTGCCCTCCTCGTAAAGGTAGGCGTACTCCTCGCCTGCGTTGAAATTGTCTAGCCAATCTTGAACACCGCTAAAGGCTCGCGCCTTGTCGCTTTCGGTGTTATAGGCTCCCGCCTTGGTTTCTTCTAGCGTTTCCATGAGTGAGGAGAAACCGCCTAGCGCAATGAGTGCCTCTGCCTGTGCCTTGCTGTTGTAGTTGTCAATCAAGCCCAGCCCTACCCCGCCAGGGTATCCGTCCCAATGGCAATAAATTGCGCGGACTGTTTCGCCTTCTTTGATTGCTATCGTGCTTCGTGTTGCCATGTTTTCTTCTCCTGTCTTAAGACCTAACGGGAAACTTTCCCGCTTGGTTTCTTGCTTGGTGTAAGTGAATCATCTCGCGCCCTGCCTGTCTAGCATTTCGCGGTGTGATACTGCTCACATCGTGCCCCGCTGAGTTGCGAACTCGTAGCCTTTAGCGCGGGGCTGTGTCTTAAGCCATGACACCCGCTAACTTTTTCCATGCCTCGTGCGCTATGTCTTGCGCCTCGCGGTAATCTGACTCGTTAAGTTCTGAAAGTAAAAGACGGCGGTTATATGCCTCGGCGCTGGCGCTTTCGGTACCTTTGACCCATAACTTGATGACCTCATCTCGAATTGTGTCAGGTACTAAATCCATGAGGGCATGAAATGCCTCGTGTTCGGCTTTGGTTGCCTGTATCTGCTGAGAAAGTCGCCATGTGGTTGGGTTGCCAAACCCGCCCGCTTGTGCCTGCTCCCATTGTTCGGTGATTGTGTTCATGTTCTGTTCTCCTGTCTTAAGTCACAAGGCGAGGATTTCCCGCCTTGCTAGTGCCCCCGCTAGGTCTTGAGCCTGCGCCGACTTAATCGGGGCGGGGGCTGTTATGTCTTAAGCCTCTACAAATTGGCACCCGCAAATATCGCAACGAACGCCCGCCTCAATCACGCCACGAGAGGCGCGAATTGTCTGCTCACAAGGGCATTGCGCCTTGAGGAGATTGGTGTTTCTGCCTTTCTTCTTTGCCTGTTCTCCGCCGATAGCGGTTAGGTCAAAGGCTCCCGCAAGGATTGAGAGGGCTTTCTTCCATCGCTTAGCGCCAAAGTCGGTGAGGGTTGTTGAGGCGTGTCCCTTGCCTTTGATTTCGTGAGTTTCTAGCCCTAACGCCTCGGCTTGAGCCTTGAAATGCTTGTTGTGATATTGATTTGAGGAGCAATCTTCCACGCCGTTTTGGTGATTGATTGAGTGCGCTACCTCATGGAGCAAAGTTGAGAGCAATTCTTCTGGTGTCGTGAAATGCTCAAGGTTGAAAGCGATTTCTGAGAAAGCCTCCTCATTGGTGCGCCATGGGGTGAAAGGTGTGAAATGTCCCTTGCGCCCCTTGAGGTCACGAGTCACCAAAAGAGTGGCGCGGGGTGCGCCTGTTTCTGCCTTGATGAGTTCGTGAGCCTGCTCAAGCGCCTTTGTGAGGGTGCTAAGTGCCTCCGCCTTTGTTGCCTTGCCTGCTGTCTTTGTTGCTGTTGTTGCGGTCATTTCATGTTCTCCTGTCTTAAGACTTAAACCGATTTGGCTTAAGTCATAGGAGATTTATACGCGCCTCATCTGGCAGGTGTCAAAGACATTTGAGCGTGAGTCTTAAAAATGTGATGCGATTCACACCTTGAGCGTGTGTCCCAAATAGTGAGATGGCAAGCGTGAGCGTGAGCATGCGGGGCAGGCAATGCGGGGGGCGCGGGGATATATGA